GCGGATTGACCAGGCGTGGAATTACCTCAAGCTCGATATGGCCCTTGGGAAAACGCCGGAGGAGGCTGTGGCAAGATTGTCGGAGGGAACGGATATCAGGCGCGTCATTGAGGCTATGGGTGGCCCCTCTCGGTTGATTGCAACAGGAGAGCGCACCTTTGGCGACGGCACCGTAAAGACATACGAGTATTACAACTACGACGGTTTCAAGTCCGCATATGAAACGATCATCCGGCAGACAAGCGCGCTCAACAGCGGGCCGCGAAAAGCGGTCGGGCCTGGCATGAAGCAGATAGGAGGGAAAACATGAAACGAAGAAGAAAAAGGAGGGCTTCGCCGGCGCCGCTTATCTGCCTGCTCGCAGTTTTAGCCTGCATCGTGGCTCTCCGCATCAGTGTCAGCGAGGAAACCGCAGCGTCAGCACAAATGACCGGCAAGTTAGAAAACCCAGCAACGACAGCACCTGCCCGGCTTTTAGAAGCAGAAATGACCGAGGCTGAGCAAGTTACCAGGGCCGAAGATCGTCCCGCCCGTGCAGCTCGGTATGTCAACATCGAAATGACTGACGAGGAGCTGGCAGAACTGGCTGCGGTCGTATTCCTCGAAGCCGGCAATCAGAGCGCCGAGGGGCAGCAGGCCGTTGTCGAAGTCGTTTTCAACCGCGTGCTGCACTCCGCTTTCCCGGACTCAGTACACGATGTGCTGCACCAAGGAGAGGACGGCGATGTTCCCCAGTTCTCCACCATCTACGCGGTCAGCACCGCGACGCCGTCGCAAGCGCAGTATGACGCCATCAACGGCGCTCTGTATGGAGACACGATCCTTGACGCCGACGTGGTTTTTTTCTCCCGCAATGGAGAGAATGACCGTGTATGGGGGCAGATCGGAGATCACATCTTCTGCCGCGAATACATCTGGAGGTAACGAGCATGACGCGAAAGAGATTTCGGCAAGCCTGCGGCATCATCGCCGCGCTCGGCTTCCTCCTGGTCCTCGGAACTGCCGGCGCCAGCGATTGCGACCTTATCCCCATGAGCCAGATACTCCGGCAAGGTTGCATCGGGCTTGGAATGTTCGCCGGTGGGCTATGGCTGGGAGGGTATCTCTCATGACTGTGAAGAAAGACCCGAAGCGCCAGCTGCTCGGCAAGATCGCAAAAGCCCGCGGTAAGCAGTTTGAGAGCCGCATCGACGATTCCTTTGCCTACTACGCGCAGAAAGGCTTTGCGATCATCGAAAAGACGCCGGAGCCGATGCACCCCACGAAAAATCTCGGCAATGGCAAGTTCATCGCCTACTACGAAAAGCAGGCACAGCCGGACTATAAAGGCACCATCAAGGGCGGCAGGACGGTCATGTTCGAGGCGAAATTCACCGCCGCCGACCGAATGGAGCAGAGCCGCGTCCTCCAGAGCCAGCAGGACTATATGGACAGGCATCAGGCGCTCGGCGCTCGCTGCTTTGTCATCGCCGGTTTCAGCTCCGGCATGGTCTATTGCGTCCCCTGGGACATCTGGAAGACCATGAAAGACCACTTCGGCCGCAAGTATGTGACTGAGGCCGACTTGGAGAAATATCAAGTGCAGACG